TCACGCGCGCCTCGCGTTCAGCTTTCGCTGCCTCGTGCATCGTCAGAATGGACAGACCGATACTGAATCCGGCGATAACCGCGAGCACGATGATGAGCGGGACCAGTCTACTGGATTCGATTTGCACGACCGACGCGGATTGATTGTCGAGGCGAGGTGACGCATACAATCGCATGTCATCCTCGTCAACGTCGCGCACGTTCGCGCTCTTCGGTAATGTCATCGCGAATTTCATTGATCTGTTTCTGCAGGTATGCGACCTGATCCGCAGTCGCCGGGGCCGGCCGATTCTTCATGTCGCGCACGTCATCGCGCATCGATATCAGCATCGTAAAAGCACCAATGCCGCCGGCCGTCAGCATCACGGCGACGATGCTGAGGAACCAGTTCAGCAGGTAAGACAGTCGCGGATCCTGAGAAGTCTGGTATACCCGTCCGCCACGCGCTCGGCGTTCGTCGGCCTCTTCGTCTGTCATGGCGGGTGGGCGTGTAATGCTCATTTCGTATATGATCGCGCAACCGATGCGAAACGCCTTCCTACGCTACCTCTACACATTCCAGTGCATTGCTGGCATTCCGATGGCGATAAGGGTCGGTGCCTCAGAAGGATGGCTTGGCGCATTGTTTGGATTCTTCGTGGTGCTGCCGGTGACGATGCTAGTTGCCTATCTCATGGCGCGGCGCGAAGTGCGTCGGGGGTGATGTCCTCGCCCATCATGCCCTGTGCCGCTGCCGCACCGGCGGCTACCTGCCCACCCAGGATTGGAGCCAGTAGTATCAACTGCCGCTGAGAAGGCGGCATCTTCGCAATCATCTTCAGCTGCGCGCGCTTCGCTGGGTCTATCAGCGCCTCGGTCAACGCGGTTATTCCGTCCTCCTGCGCCTTGCGCTCAGCTTCATTTCGCAGTGCCTGCTTGGGTGTCAGGATCCACTTCATGGTGTTGAGCGCGCGGCCTCGTAGTGCGTCGGTGATCAGTTGATTGCTAGCGGTCGGCGATCCGGCGACACGTGAGGCACCCAATGGCGTGCGCGCAAGCTTCTCCGCCGCCATCATGAGGTCATCGAACACCTCTGTGGCATCTGCGGGCAGCATGGCCTTTGCATTCGCCTTCTGCGATGGCGTACCGATCACGGCTTGGCGAAACTTTCCTGCCGGGTTGATCACTTCGGCGCCCTGCGTCTCGCGCATTGCTAGATTGTATTTCTGCGCGAGCCATTGACGTACCAGTCCGCGATAGGCATCTGGATTGCTGTGCGTCAGGCCGCCTTTCAATATCGCGATCTGGTCCGGCGTGATGGACGGATCGTTGAAGATGCGCGCCGCCGTCTGCGCATTCTTAGGATGCATCTTCGCCAGCACGCCGATGAGGCCGTCTTCGGTGGGCTGCAGAATATCTCGCGTCGAGCGCGCGAAGAACTCGTTCGCCTGAGCATATTCTGGGCTGACCGCCGCCAGCTTCAGGTTGAGCTGCTTTGCCGCGTCGGCGTATTCGGCCGCGGCCGTCCGATTCCCGGCTTTCGATGCGGTGCTGTAGCCAGCATCCAGGTTGCGCTTTACCTGATGCCAGTAAGCCACCGAATCCGGCGCCTTGCCTTCGAGCTTGCGCTGATAGATTGGATCCTTTGCCACGCGTTTAGCGGCACGTGCTACCAGCGGGTCCTTGCTCAGCACCGACACCACATCTACGGGCAGCGTGACTTTGCCAGCCGCTTCGTAGAATGGCTGCACGGCAAGATCGCGCTCCGCCCGCAATCCGGTCATTACCGCCTGCGCGGCGCCTATCGCCTCCTTTCCGGCCACCTCCGCCGGCTTCGCCGTCGCCACCATGTTGAGCACGCGGTTCGTCGCCGCGTCGAGTTGCCCTGCGGTGATCTCATCGCGTGCCTGCAATACCTCGGCGACCTTACCCGGATATTTACCCGCGTAGTCACGCAGGCCCAGCAGCATGCGATCTCCAGACGCCTGCGCCAGATCCAGATCGATGCCGGTACGCGTCTTGATCAGTGCCCGTGTCTGCTCAGCCGCGCTCATCTGGGACGGCGAATAATCGACGATGCGACCGCGGTTCATTGCGCTCGCGCCTAACTTGCCCAGCATGCCGCCCACCGCAGTGAGTCCGGCCTCGGTTGCCATTTCCTTGGCCACGCTGCCCGCTGTCGCCGGCTCATCGAAGAGCAGTTGGGAGACACCGCGCTTGAACGCCCGCCCGCCCGCTGCGCCGGTTGCAGCGCCGGTGATAGGCTGCCCCTGGGCAAAGGATCCGATGACGGCGCCGGCCATCTCGGGGGCCGCAGAAGCCGCCTGGGCGAACATCCTCAACCAGGGCCCTGAGACAAACTGCAGCTTGCCCTGATCGTTCACATACACGGGGCGCCCCTCGGCGAGCCCGACTCGCTTGATGCCGTTGGGGTCGTTGGGGAATAGCGCTCCGGCGATGATGCGCAGCTTCGTTTGATCGTCAGCCGGGATAGCAGCCTTCAGTGCCGTGCCGAAATTCGCCTGCGTCGCATCCTCTGGGCGCGGCATCATGGCCGGTGGGCGAAAGGTGGGCCCACCCGGCAAGCCCTCTCCTGGAATCAGTTCCTGCCCCATTGGCACCATCGGCGCGCCCCCCGGCGTGCGCTGAATAGGCTGTGACGCAGCCGAGCGCGCCGCCATGGCATCGTCGAACGTGATTCGGCCGGTCGCCGCGGCAGCGGGGGACTGTAGCGCGTCGTCAAGGGTGATCTTATCGGGCAAGGCCGAACTCCTGATTGGCGCGCCTCACGGCCTCGGCCTTTGCCTCCTGTGTGCCGCCGAGTTCCTGCCAGATCTGATTCGCGCGCTGCTCGTAGACGGCGTCTATCCCTTCCAGTGGCATAGCCCTCGAAAGATCTTCGACACTCTTCACGCCGATGCCATTCTTCAGCGCCCAGTTCGAGCGCATGATCGCGCGCGTCACCGACTTCGTGGCGGTCTTGGCCTTCGCCTCGAATTCCGCGGGCGTATCCTTTGCGCTCGGCATCGATTCGCGCAGCCGCGGCATCTCATGGACGCTGACCGCAGTACCGGAAAGCTCCTTCAGGATCTGGTTGAAATCGTTCGCGGCGTTCGCCCGAAATTCGGTGTAACCCTGCAGGAACTGCTTATCTTCTGCGCTCACATCCATGCCCAGAAAGTCTTTTAGCTTCGTGGTATTCGCATCGATAAGGCCGCGCGCACGCAAATACTCAGGCTTGTACGTCGTGAGCGTCTGGTTCAGCCGATCCAAGCGACTTGTGGAATTGACGATTGTTTCTTGCAGCGCGTTGACGGTCGGCCTGGTGAGTTCTGCCGGCCCCACCCCTGAAGCATCACCGCCCATCTCCACCACGGTACCGTCAGGCATCGTCACGCTCATGCCCTTGCCGCGCGGCGCATAGGCCGGCTGTTGACCCACGGTCATCTCCTCGGGCACCAGCATCGGCTTGCCGTTCGGACCGACGATGGCCTTGGTTTTCACTGGTTGACGCGGCACCACGGGCCCGCTGACCTGCCCCACAGCGCCCAACTGCTGAGCGATCTGCATGGCTTCTTCTGGCGTCTGCGGCTCCGGCAAGCCGAACTGCTGCAGGGCTGCCTGCGCATCGGGGTTCGTCCGCATCAGGTTCCAGTACGCCATCGGATCCGAGGCGCCGGACAGGCCGGTAGACAAGCGCTGCGCGACGCCGCCCGCCTGCGTGCGCTCGGATCGCTCCTGAGCTTTCTGCGCACGTTCTTCGGCCTTCTCCTGCCGCTCGTTCTCCTGCTTCGCGAGCGTGGTGCGAAAAGCAGTATCCATCGCGCCGGCATAATTCTGTGCGGCACCCTGGTAGCCCTGGAACAAGGATCCTCCCAACGTGGCGCCAGGACGGCTCGAGGAGCCCATCATGCCCAGGCCCATCAGGAGCAGGGCCTGGCGCTGGGCGGCTTGTGCGGCGGCAGGATCGGCGCCGGGCGTCGTCGGAAACAGCTTGCCACCCAGGCCAGTGACGAAATTGTTGAATCCTTCGGTAAAGGTCGGCGTTGCCATGGCTCACCCTCCCAGTGCATAGCCGAGACCCGCGCCGATGAGCGCGCCCCACGGACCGAACGTCGCGCCGGCCGTCGCCCCACCGATAGCGCTGCCGGCGCGATTGCCACCTGGACCCGTCGTTGCCTGCGTGCCGCCGAGGCCGCCCGCTCCAGAAATCAGCCCGGAATACTGCTGCGCCGTCGTGAGTGGCAGATTTTGGTAGTAGTTCCAGCGCGCCATCTGGTCATCCAGCGCCTGCTGCCGGAAGCCCTGCCCCCAGTTGGCAAACTGCGAGGACAGTTGCCCCGGCAACGATCCGGCGGCGGCGAGCGTCGGGAACATGCCAGCGGCGCGCAGCGAGGCATCGGATTGCGCGCCCGCCAAAGTCCCGCCGAGTTGACCCAGTCCGAGTACCTGGTTGCGGTAGGCGTTCTGCACGTCTGCCGCCTGCCCTGCGCCCTGCAGTCCGAGCCCTGCGCCCTGCAGGCCTGCCCCGGTCAAGTACTGCGCAGCGCCCTGCTGGGCGCCTAGCGCGCGATTCCTTTCGGCCTCCGTGATCGTTGCGGCATTCTGCGACATGCGCTCACCGATCTCTGGCAGCACTCGGTTGAGCGTCTTGATGCCGCCGGTGGGATTGCCCAGGAACGTGGCGCGCTGATTCAGGCCAGGCAAAATATCCTGCTCGAATTGCCGCAGGATGGGCGCGTTCGCCGCATCGATCGATCCTTGCAGGCTACCGTAGTCGGGAGTGCCAGAAAGTGCGCGCTGAAATGCCGTAGTCGTATCCATGCCGCCCGCCGTCTGCAGGTTGGGCTGATATTGCTGCGGATTGAAGGCGGGCGCGCCGCCGCCGAATGCACCCTGAATCTGCGAATTCGCGAACGGCGAGAGGCTTTGCGCATAGCCCCCGAGCGTATTCTGGCCGGTGAGCGCGCCGGATACGGCGCCCGTCGCTTCGCCAAACCTGGGCGCCTGCGCGCCGCCGTAGACCTGATCGGCGTAACTGAGTTGCGTGCCCCAGCCGGCGAGCTGGCCCTCGGTCGGGCCCAGGTAAGTGGCGCCAGGATAGAAACCCGCAGGATTGTTGGCGTAGCTGTAGCCACGTCCCATCACATCTCGCAGGTACGGCTGTGCGCCACTCCAGGGATCGGAGACCTGCGTTGTCGTGTTGCCGCCGCCGCTCATGCGCTCACCGGACCGGTGGGCGTGCGCGGGATCTGCATGCGTCCGAGACCTGCGTATTGCACTGGGATGCCGGCCGTAGATCCCCCTGGCAACGGCATCTGCTGCGTCAGGTACTCGGCCGGCACCTGCGGAATACTCCAGTTCGGCTGCTGGAATGGCCGCATAGTCGAGGCCATCATGCGATCTCGAATCAGTGGCATACCGCCCAATCCCTGCGGGGCGGCTGCGGGCAGCATCTGCGGCATCTGGACCGGTGGCGGCGCAAATGCGGGCCGCATTCCAGGGCCAGGAATCGGCGGCTGTGGCGGCGCAATCGGGGTCGGCAACGGCTGACCTGGGACCGGAATCCCGGACAGCGGTGGCGACGGATTAGGCTGGCCGGTCAGCGGGTTGATTTGGTCAGAGGGCTGGACGCCGCCTGGCTGGCTGTTCAGGCGCACGAAATCGCGTGCCGACATATTGTTGTCGGCAAGCCAGCGCTGATAATCCTGGATCGATCCTGCGCTGGCACCCATGAATGTGCGCCAATCCAAAAAGCCGGGCAGAGCGGGAGCAGGCATTGAGTCAGCCCTCCAGGGACTTCCACGCGTGCATCAATGGCAGGGTTTGCCCACCTTTTCGCGTCGCGAACTTCGTCCAGCCCGGCCGACCGACAAAGGCGATCCTATCGCATCCGCGAGCGCGCGCCCATGCTTCCAGATGGGCCGTTATGACATCCATGTTTTTTCGGTAGACGCCATGTCTGCCGGCCAGCGCGATGACGTTGGCCACCACGTGCGATGGATACTGCACGCGCTCCATGACGCAGGCGGCAATGATTCCGTCATTCTCGGTCATCACGAATAGCTGTCCGAATTGCGCAAGCAACAGCCGCAGAACCCCGTCCGCGTCCAGATGAGGATGATGCTCAAGCGCCTGGGCGAGCATCGGCTCTACGGCCGACCAGAAATCCGTCACCATGTCGCGCGGGACGTCGTAGATTCTCAATTGAGCGCTACCCAGTTGGTGTTCACCAGCCCATAAGACTTGTACCAAGTAGGGCCACCGGTATCTAAATATTCCTCGCCGACATATCGCGGCGTCACAGACCCAGAGGGAGATCCCGCACCAGACCTGAACGGATAACTCTCAACTGAGATCCATTCGCCAGCATCCCCGCGAGGCGAAGGAATCTTCGCCCAATCGCCATTGCTCAGTTTCTTCAACCTGATGCGCCCGCCCAAGTCCCAGCAACCGATTGTATCGCCGCCTCTTGGGAGGATGTTCGCGGTGGTCAGTGATAACGTCACGGTGATGCCACCGGAGTCATCTGTGATATGGAATTCGACTTCTGCGCCCGTACCAAAGCTGCCGTTCGTCAGCGTCCCAGTGATGTCGCCACTCGCTCCTGCGTTCGTGACGATCAGCGCGCCGCCGTGGTTATCGTTGCCGCCAAGGCTGAAATTCGAAGTCTTATCGAGCGTGAAGTGATCGGCATCCGCTGGGGTGAGCGTAAGACGGCCGCAGAAATTCACGTCGGCTGTGGAGCCCTGTAATCCAACTGAACTTGCAGTAAGCGCGCCGACATCAATGGAGATCTCGCAATCCTGCGACATGTCAGCGGAGTTATGCGTGTCATTTGAGAATAGACGATCTACCGCGCCTATTCCGACAACGCTCATGCGGATGGTAGGCGTCCCGGTAATGCTTGCGGACGTTGCGGTATCCCGCCTGAACGTTAGTAGGTCTTTGGTGTTGTCTGTCTGATATACACGTACGTCTATATTCAGGAACGATCCAGATCCTATGTCATCGACGTACAGACCGCTGTCGGTGCTCAGTGGGGTATGGATTTCGCCTTTGTAATTGATGACGAGTTCATTTCCAGCTGCTCGATTCAGCCAACGGCCAACTCTGAGTCCGCGCACATCGCCAGCCGAGTAGTGTTCCATATTGATTCTGGACTTATGCGTCACCGCGCCTGCCAGCCCATAGATGACAACACCACCGCCATCGTTGTCTTCGGTGTATATCTTCAGGTCGACGTTATCGACGTATTCGCCATTGTCAGGCTCGAAGTCAATGCCGGCCCATGGACCGGAGTAGTGTGCGCTGGCATCTTGCGCTCCGCGACACACTGCCCATCCAGCAAATCCATCGCAGTGTGTGACAGAGATATTGTTCCGTCCGCTATTCTCGCAGATGATCCCGTCAATCAAAAAGTCTTCGCATGGGTCTCCTGCAGCTGCGCCTTTGCCAAGTTCCATAGCGTCTTTGTAGCAATCCTTGATGCGTGTGCCGCGCATCCGAACATTGGTCGCGCCACGAAACCAGAAGCCATACTCGAATGTCCCGGCGCCACTACCAGCGCTTCTTCGTCCATCGATCACCCCGCCGACAATTTCTATGTTGTCAACGTCAGCGGCCTGGAACATATACGTGTTGGGGTTTGCGCTTTCTATTACAGCGCCGCGCAAATCGAGATTTCTATTCGACAGCAGCGGCAGCTGCGATATGCGATAGGTGCCGCGTGCAACCAATGTCCCGTCATCGCCGACTTCCGATAATGCACTCTCGAAGGCGGTAGTGGCATCGTCGGTGCTGCCATCGATGGCGCCCCATCTGCGCACATCCCCTACGGCCAGCTCTTCGAGTATTCCTACCTTGCCCGTGAACGGCGCAATGCGATGCAACTCGCGGTCTACGTAGGACGGAAGTTCGCTAACCGCAAAAGGAGATGGTGTTGGCTTGTATGGCATCTATCTCATGCCATCAGGATCGAATTCCACATCGAAGCCCGCAAGTCTCCATGTGTTCGTGACGACGGTCTCGAACTTCAGCGACAGCCAGCGCGCCGAGACGCGGCAATCTATCTTGTAGTCGCTTCCAATCGTGAATGAAAAAGGACCGCTGTATGTCACGGCGCCATCGATCACCGTGCGCGCGCCGACATAGACGCGAAACGCATCTCCCGACGTACCAATGATCTTCGGGAAGACTCTGCGGATGCGCTTGATCGAGCCAACATCGCGTGTCAGCCCGATGTTAGCGCGCTCGACGTAGGCCGTCATCGTGGTGCCGTTGAATGTCTCGCCGGTCTCGGCCTGCAATGCCTGCTTCGCCGTTCCGCGCCAGAGGACCAGGCGCTTGCTGAAGGGTGTGAAGGTCGCCTCATCGAAAGTGCCTTCCTGGTCATCGAAGGTTCCTACAATGCCATCGAAAGTTAGCTCCGATCCGATAACGATACCCTCATGTCCAGAGGCGATGCCGAATCCCAGCTCACGCACATGGAACGTGTTGTCGGCCCAGGACCATACCAGCGCGAGATTCGGGAAGTCGTTGCCGGTCTCAGGAAAGCAGATCCACATCTCGCGCTCACGATGATTCGGCACGACGAAAGAGCGCTGAAACCGTGTGGGACTGATATTGTTGAACAGCCAGCGGCGGATCTTCTTGTCGGCTACTGACGTTGCGATGGAGCCGTCGTGCACGATGATGTCCGCATCCGTCAGCACAAAGTGCGTAGCGCCGAACGCCTGTACGCAGTCCTCGGTAAGCAAGCCGGCTTCATTGAACAGCTGGCGGAAGCTGAAGACATCCAGCCCGCCTACCGGCTGCATCAGGTACGTCGAGAAGCCCTTGTAGATGATGTTGTTGCCGCGCATTGGCAGGCAATCGACGATCTCATCTTCGGTCTCACCCAGTTCCGTGATGCCAGCTTGATTCGTCGGGTCCGTGTAATCCCATGACGTTGGGAGCGCGCCGAACGCCGCGGCATCCGACCAACGCAACAAGCGCGGATTGTAGACGCTGCTCTGTGTAACACGCAGCGCGATCAAGAAATCACCGAAGGGCCGAATGACGCGGCAGAACGTCGAGGCTGGCCAGTTATCCAGATCGCGAACCTTGTTCGATAACCCAGGCGACCAGCGCTGCGGCACCGCGTTCGTATCGTTGAGAATCAGGTACCCATGGAACTGCCCGCCGGTGTAGCCGATGTTGATCGGGCAGTTGTAGCTTGCCGTGCTGATCTGCGAATGTGTGGTGCCATCGGTCGCGTACAGTATTGCTTCGTTGCCGTAAGCCCAATAGCTCGTGACGCCATCGCCGATGGGCAGTGCCCAGATTGCAGTTGATGACAACGAGCCGAAGACCGCCTCATTGCCCTTGGTTTTTTCCGCGGAGTCATCGCGAAAGCGGACGTTGCGGCCGTCAGAGAACAAACCATCCGGCAGGTTGTAATTCACCTGATCAGGGACGATCCCACCGGAGAGCTTGTCGATGACAGCTTTCATGCAGGTACTGAATTTGCTGCGATGCTGTAGTCTGCTGAATCAAGCGTCGCACTACCCTTACGCCGAATAGATATTCTCCAGGTACCGCTGCGCTCTGACGGACCGGCAACGCCTTGTAAAATCCATAACACCGCGCCCTCCAATCCGATCCAAGTCCCTGTGTCGGAAGATCCGGCAGTTGGACTATTTCCTGCCTGCACATCCAGACGAATTTCGAAAAACTGACCATAGTCGGTGATATCGGCCGCGAAATTAGACCACTGTGGATCTCGATCCGTGACAGAGCTCCCAGTGGGGTAAGTGCCGGTACCAATCGCGGTCTGCAATTGACCTTCGACGGTCAGTCCAATGGAAGCCCATGGAACAGTCGGGCTGGCGATGCTCTGGCCGAAACTAACAACAGTCAGATTAGGCGTCATGCCGCCTGGGTTGCCGGCCAATATTGCTTGCGTGGGCCCGGCTGATCCCTGCGCACATAAGCATGCGGTAATTAGCGCTGCGAGAACTTTCCTCATGCCGCGCGCTCCGCATCCAAGAATCCAGTTACGTCTATCAGCTCCGGCTCGATCATCCACGTAAGCCCAGTGCCCGTGATGATCCACGCTGTTGTCGTTACTTTTATGGCTGTGGCCACGCCATTCTGCGCCAGCGTGCGCGTGCCTGTCGTCGTCGTGCCGCCGAGCGTCATTGTGTCGGTAGTGATTGCAATCGATACGCTGTCGCTCGCCGAATTGATGAAAGTAATAGCCGTTCCCACCGCGTAGGCAACTGAAGAATTCGCAGGAATTGTGTACGTATCGCCTGCGCCATCGGCGGCAGCGTGGTAGATGTGCTTGCCGGCATCGGCCAGCACCAGTGGGTAATTTCCGGTCTGTGCATTCTGCGGAATGCCACGGAAGCCGATCTCAATGCCGCCGTACTGAACGGATGTGGCGGCGAGATTGATACTGTCAACAGTCGCGCCAGTGCGTGAAACGGTTAAAAACGTTGCTCCGCCGCCTTCAGCATCAGTGCGAGTTCTCCATGTCAAGTCCCCGGTGGCGCCGAATAACTCCCATATCTTTTCATCTGCTGCCGCGTCCGATTCGTTGATACCGAACACAGGTGCGTTCGCTGTCAACGTTATTGCGCGCGATGTCCCGGCACCGGATGATGTGAAACTATTGGCTGCAGCAATCTGAGCAAACGCCGCAGAACTCGATCCATCCAGCAGATCTGCGTCCAGTCCGCTGGCTGCTCCATCATTCGCTGTAGTGAAAAGCGTATTCGCATTCCACGTGATCGCGGTCGAGGCAAGCGCAATGGAATCGACCGTTGTGCCGGTTCTATCTACAACGAGCCACGAAGCGCCGGCAGCATCGGCATCGGTGCGAGTGCGTCCCAGTAGTTGCCCGGCCGAGGCTGCAAAATCATATAAGCGCTCGTCCGCTGCGGCATCGGTCTCATCGAAGATCAGCCGCCATGCGGCGTTTTCTATTTCCTGGCTCGCCGCCGTGAACACGTTGGCGACGCTGGTAGATGCCGCGGCGCTCAATACCTCATCGGTCGCCGTCACCGCTGCATTCACATTCGGGAATGAAGTCTTGAGCGCCACCTTGATGCAGCGAAGGTGATCATCCGAAGTGCTCGCAAGGTCAGATGACAGCGGATTCGTCGATACCAGATCCGAGATGTACGTGCACGGGGACTCAAGCCCGGCAATCGCGCGCAGCGGCAGGAACGCCACCGTAAACACGATGAATGCCAATGAGCCGGAAACAATCGCTGTAATCTTCTTCATAGGAATGCCTCGATCTTGCCACTGCTCTGCTCACGATTGGCGCGGCGCTTCAGCCGGCGCTCAAGCGCGCCCGCCATCTGCATGCAGCGCTCGCCGTCTGCTACTGCTTCCGGACCCTTGATGTAGTTGATGAGGATGTCCGCTTGAGCGTGCAGGCGAATCATCTGCTCACCCTCGCGCAGCCAGGCGTTGGAGAAGCTGTCAGACGCCGAGAGCGAATTACCGCTGCCGTCCGTCAGCACGCCGCCTAAGTCGTACAGGTAAACCATCTGCACCGAATAGGTCTGGTCGGGGGGCGGGTACAGCCGCATCTGGCGCTGCTGGATCGCGAAGTCGATCGGCTCATCTGAGAGCGACGCATCGCGCGCCTTGTTGTGGATCCACGGCCAAGGCCGTTCGCGCAAGGGGCGAACCTCGTTCGTCGACAGTTCGAGCGCGACTGCGTCTACTTCGAGCCAGTCGGCCGTGAGCGAGGTGTACTCGGAAGTGACAGTAAAGGTCGTGCGCCGGGAGTTGAAGCCGAAGCGAATGGCTCGGTAGTAGTGTATTGCGTCCTGCAGGGCTTGCCGGATTCGGGAGTCGTAGGCAGTGCCTCGGTCGAGGTCGGTTCTGATTCTTGAGATGACGGTGGAAAGGCCGGACATTGGATTCTCTCTCGTTCCTGAGCAGCGGCCTTCTGCGCAAGAATCTGTCGACGACGCATTATCTAAAACCTTGATGCTTCAAAAACGGCAGAACAGCGGGCTTCTGCTTCCACTTCGCATGCACCGAATCTCCCATGAGTTCTTCCCATGTGCAAGTCTTGCCGGCATAGGCTGCGATCTCTGCCCAGTCAGCGGCGAACTCATCCTTTGCGGTCTCATCGAAGCAGGGCAGGCCCATCGTGAAATGAGCCAGCTTCGCGTCCCCGCCGGTATCATAGCCCACCAAATAGTTCCAGTGCTTCGGTAGCTCCCCGATACTCGGCGCCCATTCAAGCGTCTGCGGCTTGCCGCTCTGGATGTACTCCGGCGTCAGGCGCTTGCAGGCCGCGCAGTTGAACAGCATCACCGAGGGGCGCTCGAACTGCACCGACACCGTCTCGCCGTTCTTCTGCACCGTCGTGTGTGGGACGATGGAGACCGCCTCTGGCGCGTCCCAGGGCAGTTCAGCGACATCGCCTAGGCATAGCACATCGCCATCGACGAATAGCGCATGGCCTTCGTAGTTGCATAGCCAGGGCACGAGATAACGGGCGTATGTGAAACCCGTGAGGCCGCGACGAGTCAGCGGCAACTGCGACAGACGCAGCGCGGTGATTGCAACCGGTCTGCTGCTGTTTCGCATGAACGATGTCTGAGCCATGGTGTACGCCACCGGCTGGCGCTCATCCATGCCGATGAAGATTCTCAGATAATTCATGCTGTCGCCAGTGTCGATATAAACAAATTGACGAAGAAATCGTCCGGTAGTTTGTAGATAAGCACGATTGCCGATGTAAGAAGCGCTGCGATAAGTATCGCGAAAATAGCAACTGTCACCTTGAATATGAGATCAAATTGCATAGCCCATCTCCTGCATGACGGTGTTCAGTTCGGGGTATGCGTCGAACTGCTCGCGGATCCGGCGCTCATCGAACGTGGTGCGAGGCTGAATCGGACGGCGGCCGTTCATGGCGGTCTCGAACAGTTCGCCGTACGGTTCTCGATGAAAGTCCTCGAACCAGTGATCCGGTTTGTACGTCAGTCCGAAACGCGCTCCGATATCATGCTGAATATCGCGCGGGCAAGTGATCAGATCTTCGTAGCGCACGAGCAGCGCGCCGCTGAGCTTCTTGATAGCCGTCCACCATTCGCACAAACCCTTTTTTGCGGAACCCAGGTGCGAATGCGCCGAGAGGAAGTAGCCGCAATTGCGAAACTTCTCACCATTGTGCTTGCTCGTAAGCAGCGCGCGCGGATCGCGCAGCATGACAATGCATCGATTGCCGTTACGCGGATGCAGATCGAACACGCCGGACGGCGATTTCGTGATGCAGCCCTCTTTCAGCTGCGGCAGTTCGCGCTCAAGGAATTCATAGCCCTGCACCGCATAGCGCAACATGCAGTACAGCAATGTGGTTCCTGAGCGTGGGAAGCCGGTCACGAGGATCATGCTGCCTCGGTAAATTTGACCATCAAATCCTTCCGCCAGCCCTTCATGTGCAGTATGCCCTTGCCACTGATGTCGGTATCCGCGGCATCCGGTGAAAAGTTCCACACCTCGCACGGCAGTGGCTTCACACGCAGTGGCGTCCCCTCATCCGCCAATGTCCATCGCACATACGCCGTCCATGCATCCTGTTTTGCCGCGCCTAGCAGGTCCGCCAGTGCGAGCTGATTGCCGTACCAGTCCTGATTCTTGGGATTCATTTGCAGGATGCGGGCGCGCAGCCAGATGAATGCCTGAATGGTCGCAGGATTCGCCACGGCCCCGACCACGCCGTAGTTCCAGGGCTGCGCCTGCGCCATCTCCCGGTCACCGTTCGCATGGTCGCGCCAGGTCGCATATAGGTCGATTCCAGCCTGCCAAGGGAAGGACCGGCGCATCAGGGTATCCGCGTCCAGGAATAGCACCTGCTCGCCCTGTACGGCGTTCAGGATAGCGTCTACCTGCGCATCTAGGTTCGCCACCATCGCCGGTCGGCCTGGCGCCAGTTGCCGCAGTTCTATCCCGCTGCCATAGGGCGCGAGATTGTCGATCCAGGTGGGGCTGGCCTCATCGGTATAGACGATAAGCTTGCGCTCGATCATGAACGGGCTGAGCTTGCGCACGCTGGCGATGGATAGCTTTGCAAGCTCGGCGAACTCAGCGCCTCGGATCCAGTAGATATACGAGGTCATGCCGCAGCCCTCATCTCGGCGGTTTTCTGCACGAAGCAGACGGAATCAGGACAGACACCGACACTCATTAGTGGGAAATGATCGGCCACTGCGCGCATGACACCGGGGAACTTGTGCTGGAAATCATGGAGCGCAAGGAAACCGCACTCGCGCACCTTCGGCCACCATAGCGAGATGTCCGCAACTACGCTGTCGTAGTCATGCATGGCGTCGATGAAGATCACATCCGCATCCATCGTGCTTTCCGATTCACTGCCGTGAATAGCGTGATCGGATCTCATCCGCAACATCGTGCACCGATCCTTGTTCGCCGCAACGTTCTCCCAGAACAACCGCTCGATCTCATCGAAGTCCCAATCATCGTAGGTCTCCGTAGCGCTCTGCGGCTGCGCGGCCCACGGATCGATGGCAATCGCGCGAATGTTCGGGCAGTTGGCAAGCACATGGCCGACAGTGCGGCCTTCCTTACAGCCGACTTCGACATACGTGCGCGCGTCGATGGCCTGGCACAGGCCGGTGACGACATCCCAGCGGCGCAGTGGGCTTTGAAATGCGTGTCCCATTATGCCGCCTCCAGTTCAAGGAAATGCGCCTCAAGAAGCTCGGACAGCCGTGACAAGGCCGGTTGCCAAGACTCCCTGTTTTGCCGCAAGAGGCGCACTTTTTCGGTTGGGTACCAGATCCACCGCTCCCCCTCTAAGCCCATGCGCCAGTCCGGCCGGCTCGGCGTCATTACATACGTCGGATGTCCCATCGCAGCGGCCAGGTGCGCGACGGTTTGCGTCACCGTCACCACTGCATCTGTAGCAGCAATCAACGCCGCGGTATGGTGATAGTCCCAGTGCCACACGATGGACGGATGCCAAACGAAGCGGTCTGGCCCGAACTTCTTCACGATCCAATCGGCCATTGGCGTCACGTCTTCGTAGTCGAGCGACACGAAGAATAGCCGGTCATCGGCGAACAGCGCTTCGAGCACATCGGGCGGCATCATGCGATACATGCGCGCCGTCGTCATCGTGCCGCCGCGTGTGGCAAGGCCGATGATCTTGCGGCCCTTGGCGATCTTGGTGAGGCGATCTCGATACTCTGCAGTCAGGTCTTGTGGCGCGCTGTACCAAGGGCCCGCCCAGGAGAACTCGGCGACGTCGTCGCGGTAGAAGCGCGCGAGGTTGCCGATGGGAACTTTCGCGTCGCACACGGCGGACCAGCCCTTGTCGTTCGTCTTGCGCGTCGGGTAGATCGTGATCGCGTTGCCTTCTCTGTACATCCACGAGGAATTTCTGTGCAAGTACTCCAGGCGCGGATGCGAGTCGAATACGATGTCGTAGTCGCGCTTCACGTCGGCCAGCATCGTGGCAAACATTAGCTCATCCCCAAGCCCCTGCTCGCCATAGACCAGCAGCCGCTTACCTTTGCCCTTCAATTCCTCATGCAGTTCACGCGTCAGCGGCGGCGGATCTGGATCGTAAGAGCGGATCTCCCGATGTTTGTGATGACCCGTCGCGTACAGCTCGAACCCTTCTTTGTAATGCCCGGCTTCCAGGTGCAGCAGCGCCAGGTTGAACTTCGCCGCGGCGCCGGATTCGGGATGATCCTTGACGCGCTCGCCGTAGGCGATGCCTGGCCACGGATTGCCTTCGTTGACGTAAGAGCCGCAGAGATTGCCCAGGATGTGCGGCTCATCGGGCACGTGATCTAGGCCGATCTCCAGCATGCGCCGGCAGTTGGGAATGTCGTTCATGTAGCGCAGACACGCCGCGGCATTCGCCCACACAGCGGGGTGCGGCTCAAGGGATTGGGATTTCAGGAAGCATTCCAGCGCAACGGCATGCTTGCCCTGCGCCGCCAGTATGACGCCGCCATAAAACCATAGCGCACCGAGATTCGGGCGCTGATCCAGCGCGGGCCACAAGAATTGTTCGGCGAGCTGCGGATTACCCGACTGCAACGCCTTACCGATTTCCTCGACTACTGAGTCGAGCGTGATTGAATGCATTGTTCCTCCGGCCAGGAGTTTTAACTAGAGAGTCTGTCCAGGCATCTTGTAGTACAGAACCAAGTCGCCGATGTGTCCAACGGACATCCCAGACGCGACCATCACCACGTTTTCGTAGCGCGGCATGAAGTCATCCGACAACGAAATCTGCATCGCAAGTCCCAAGCGCCGCGACGTGCGATACACCGTGCCACCGCCAGCGGAGTACGTGTCGGAGGTGAAAAACATATCCGCCGAAGCGGACGTACCCATCTTCAGCACATGCCCCAAGCTTGAATCCGTGAACGCAGAGCCTGTGTAGAAAATTGCGTCCAGCGGGATCGCGCCGTGAGGCAGCTTGCCGATGCGGTGGATGTCGCCAGCAGAGATCGTGACCGACAGCGAGATACGCAGGGCGACAACGTTCGTACCCTTCTCGACCGCCTCGGGCTGTCGTGCGCCGCGCCCTCCGCCTACGTCGATGGTGGCCATTACAGAGTTTGCCCTGGCATCTTGTAGTAGACGATCAGGTCGCCCATGTGCCCGACGCTCATCGCAATGGCAACGCCGCCGCCCATGGTCAGGTACTGGAACCGCGGCATCACATCGTCAGACAGTGACACCTGCATTGCGGTGCCGAGCTGCCGCGTAGTGCGATAGTTCGTGCCCGCCACCTCCGCCCAGGAATCCGAGGCGAAGAACATCTCCGTCGATGCCGACGTGCCGAAGCGCGTGACGAAGCCGGCCGGCGCCGCTGCACCGGGATAGAAGATCGCGTCGATGGGGATAGCCCCATGCGGCAGCTTGCCGACGCGCCAGGTCGAATCCAGCGATGCGGTTGCGCTGAGCGAGACGCGGCAGATCGCTACGTTCAGGCCCTTTTCGACCGCTTCGGCCTGATTCCGATTGGCGTTTTCGAGAGTGACTGTTGCCATGGTTTTCTCTCGTTACGACGTGGGCTCGTAGCTGGACATCGTGATGGCCGCGAAGTCCGAGCCGTTGAACCGGGTCTTCACCAAGCCGCCGATACAGCCTGCCTCGACGCCAAGCTTGTTTCGATAGTCGAACAGCTCCTCGTTCCAGTCGAACGTGTTCTTGCCGTAGCCGCGGCCGAAGGCCATGCATGCGGCCTGCGCACCTGCCAGGATGCCGCGTGAGACATCGGCCGTACCGGCGGTTGCACCCACAACGCGCGGCACGCGCGTCGATTCGTGAATGACTGTCTGGTTGTACAGACCGACAGCGCCCGTATAGATCGGGTTGTCGTCCGCATCGCCGGCCTGCAACAGCGCCTGCTGAATGTCCTGCCACAGCGAGGTGCCGGCCGAGATTCGCAGCGCCGTGACCTGCGTGGGGTGCAGGAACGCGACGTACAGGGACTTGTTGCCGACCATGACGGGGCGCATGGTGTTGACGGCCAACTTCGCACGCTCGCGGGCGCGGTCGAGGATGCCCAGGTGGAAACGGGCCACGGTCGTGGCTGAGAGCGAGGCTTCTGCGGTAGCGATAGTACCGGCCGCCACGGTGGCGCCGATGTTTGCGTAGACCGCGTGGCCAGCATCGGGTGCGGTCGTGGCCTGCAGGCCCGTATAACGCACGTCAGCCTGCGCTGTATTGCCGCTGATCTGATTGAAAAACCACGAATCGATGCGATCCGACCACCAGTCCGCGAGGCCATCCCGGATTTCGTTGCGGATATTGAACGCGACGCGCTGCTCGGACACCTTGCCGTTCGAGCGCACCGCATGGCGCAGTTGATCGATAGTGATGTTCTGGGTGTAGGTCTCCAGCGCCTCTTCGTTGCCCTCCAGGGTGTTATCCCCCTGAACGCCGGCGCCCGCGAGCTGCTGGCGGATGCCGAAGGTGATGCGGTCGCCCGCGCCTTTGTTCAGTTCCGTCTTGATCTGGATGATGTTGTTGGTGTCTTCACCCATGAACTGAAGCGCGAAGGTCTTCTTCAGGGCTTCTTTCATCAACTCCGCAGACCAGCGTTTGACGGCCAGCGGCGAATTAACGGGATAATCTGTGTCTGCCATTGAGGCGGCTCGCAAATAGAACTGACGTAACTTGTCCGGCCAACAAGACCTAGCAAGTCACGCAGCGCGAGCCGCGACGATTTTGAACGGATCGGGAACCGTTTGCCCGTAACGATGGGCCACCGAAGATTCGATCCTACCGCGCTATTTGGGGATTGACAACAGCGGATGTGCCAGCCGCCGACTGTGGAGTTAAATCGCGCTGGCCTTTACGGTTATTCGCCGGCTGCCCCACTCGTAACTTACGGGCACTGAAGTGCCGGCTTCTCCGGCCAAAACGGATCATCGCCTCCGCTTGAACCGCTCCGACAGCGCTGCTGTGAACTCCGGCATGCTGTTACCGGCATCCTCTACCGGCGCGTCGCCACCGCCTGAGCCAAGCGTACGGATGGCGTCGCGGTCTGGCTTGACGGCCGGTGCTGCTGGAGCAGCCGCCGGCTTTGCGGCGTAGCCAATCGTCTTGGCGTACTGGTACGCGAATTCGGCTGGGTTCTTGCCCTTCCCGACGAGCGCCGCCGCGGTGCTCATCTCTTCGTGTGCGATGTGGGCGCGAATCTGCTCGGCCGTCGCCTCTGGCGCCATTATCTGCAACTGCTGCGTGCGCACCGAACGAATGTGCTCCAGCGCCTGTGGATAGTCCGGCGTGGTCGCGAAGAACTGCTGCTCAGCCGTCTGCGTTGCCTGCCAGACCTGCTCACGCTGTTCACGCTGCTTGACCTGATCGGCCGTCTCGTTGGTTTTCTTGTTGGCTTCGTCAAGCTTCGCCAGCGCCGCCTTGACCTTGCTATCGACGTAACCTTTGGGGTCAGCCAGGAAATCCGGCTCCTGCTCCTGCGTGGCCTGCTCAGTCTCGCGCAGCTTGGCGAGCGTCGTCTGATCTGCTGCCGACAGCTTAGGCTGCGCTTCCAGTGCCGTGATCTGCTGCCGCAGCGCCTTGATCTCACCGCGCGCTTCACGCAATGCGGCGAGGTGATTCTGCTCGATTGCTTCGGGCGTTGGCTTGGCCTCTGGAGCGGGCTCGGGCGCAAGTGCTGGTGCCTCTACTGTCGCGGGCGTTTCTGGAACTGCCGTCGGCTCAGATGCGGGTGCAGGCGCTGATTCGCTGCCCTCCGCGGGTCCGGACAAACTGCTGATGAATTCTGCGTTCGATGACATATCAACCTCCGGCCAGATGGTTTATCAGCAAAACAGTGCCCCCCACGAGCGGCGGAATAATGAGGATAGAAATCAAAAGCAATGCCCTTGACTTAAAAAAGGAATTCAAGACAATCAGCGCGATTGCGATGGTCATAAACAAGACAAAGACTGCGACAGAAAGAAATTCTGCATTCGTCGACATGTCACCCTCCGGCCTTGTCTGATGGACGTTCACCGCGCAACATTTCGTATCGCTGCCAGTCCTCTGTTTTTATAGCCTTCATTTCTGACCACAACCGATGTCAATCACGATCTTCATTCGCTCATCCATAGCGTTTTTGCAGCTTCAATCGCCTCGAAACCGACAGACTGCGCGTGCTGCGCCTCGCGCAATGCCTGCTCGACTACATCCAGTTGTGCAACTAAATTCTCGACATCGGTCACAAGATGGAACGCAGTCCCACTCGAGACATTTGCCTCCTCGTCATTCTCGTCATACATATCGCCCATCATAGCGAGCGATTTAAACGTGTACTTCTTCATAGCTAACCTCCGGCCTTATCAATCCAATTTCACTCATGCGCCACCAGCCTGAAGTTGACCAGCCATCGCGGCTTCTTTCATGGTCTGTGCTTGCACGAGCGCGTCGGAGATCGGGGTGGACTGCTGCTTGAGCCCCGCCTCGGCGATGGTCGCCTGCGCTTTTGCTTGATTGAGCGCGGCAGAACTTTCGTCCTTCGCGATCACAGCCTGCGCGCCGCGCTGCTGCATCTGTTTGCTCTGTTCCTGCTCCTGCTGCTGCTGTGGTGTGGGTTGCAAGCGTTGCTTCCACTTCTGCGCCAACTCGGCCGGCAGCGGTGCGTAGTCGAGCACTTCGGGCGGAATCGGCAACTGCGCAGACAGCGCCATCGGAATGATCTGCTGCAAGATCACCCAGACGCGTTCACGCATGTTCACGCTCGTCGGAGCTTCGTCGATGATGATGTCGTACTTACCAACCAGTTTGTCTTTCAACATCGGCAGGTACTTCGTCCCAGTGGGCCCGGAGATGCGGATCAGCTGTCCATCCGGTAAATATTCGCGCACCATCGACAGCATGAGTTTGCCGGAGCGCTTGTAGTACAGCCTCATCGCATCGAACACCCAGGCGAGGATTGCCATGGCCGCCTGCTTGCGCTGCGCCTCCAGCACGCCGGGCTGCTGCCGATCTGCGAGACCCATGAGTTCCGGATTCATGCCCGAGGTGAGCGGCAAGAGCGACAGCGTGAACTCCATCAGCCTATCCATACCCTGCGGATACGGCGCTGGTGGCTTAGGCTGTATCTTGCCGCCCGAGATGGCGCCAGCTGCGGTATAGGTAATCGCTGCAGGATCGGCCCAGCTCGTCTCCGCCTTCGATGAATCCTCGAAGGCATCTTCCTCTGCCATCAGCCCGCCCTTGGCATTGACCGCGATGGTGTAGAGGATAGAGGCGAAGAACTTATTCACCCAGCACTGCGGATCCTTGATCACGCGTCCGATGCCGTACCACGTATTGGTGTTGCGATCACGCTTGCCGGTGATGCACTCGTAAGTGAAGCCGCATTTCAATTCCTTGACCTTACCCATCACGCGGTCACCGCAGATCCACGCGCGATAGTACGCCTTCGTCGTCATGCGCTCGACATCGAACGGCGTGCCTGAACGCTCCAGTGCCTGCTTGATGTCGCGCCACTCCTTCCTCGAGAAGATCTGCTTGAGCGGCTCCTGGCCTGGAAACGCTGCCGTTACGCTATAGACGATCTTGTTGCGGCAGAACTGATAGTCGGCGACGTGGATCTTGGATGGACCGGAGTTGCCCGATGCGCTCGATGAGCCGTAGTCGTGCGGAATCGGAATACGTTGCGGGCTGCTGTCACCAGATGCGAGGGAATTGGCCCCTTCCAAGTTCTCCGCATCCTCACCGAATCGTTCCTCGTATTCGTCCATCGTCATCGGCTTGATGCGGATCTGATAGCGTCGATCCACGAGATTTCTACGCCGCGCCATCGGATCCCATTTCATTTCGATAGGATCGCGCCGTTCCTGGGCAATGAACCCAGCTTCGGGGTCCTCAGAGTCATCCAGGAAGTGCTCGACCCAGCCCATGCCGGTGAGAAACACGTCGCCGAACGTGTCCGTCTCTTCATCCTCCGCGTCGCACTGATCGCGGTTCCAACGCACCGTGCCGGTCGCAAATTCATCCACACCGACATCGCCCATCTCACGCGGATAGAAGCGGATCTCCTGTCGATTGTTGATCTGTAGCCCAGTCACGGCATCGACGTACTTGTTCACCAGATTGAACGTCGTTGCCGGGTATGCCCCTTGGTATTTCTCTTCCAGCCGCGCCAGATCCTCCGGACTCCACTGATGTCCCGCCTGCAGGTCGTACAGTTCGCGTGCCTCGGTGCGCCAGTCCTGTGAGTGGATTTCAGACTCCGAGTTGCGCCTCTTGAATTCCTTCAGCACCTCATCGGCGTCGAGTCCGGTGGCGGTGGGTTCGTCTGTATTTGGAGTGCCGTAGGCCATCAGGATGCCATCCAACCAGAATTGATGCGCTTCGGCGCATATCGATCAGTCGGCCGGCTGATGCTTGTCATTGCGCGCCCTTTGTGAATCGTCGCCATCGTACGTGTCGAGTCGGCTCCGTGCGAGGCCCAGTTATGCAGCGGGCGGGGCGCGAAGACTTTCGCCTTGTCGTCCCATTCCTTGCTGTACTCGGTGAGACACGAAATCCCGCGCGCGCATGCCTCCTCGTCGAACCACATTTGCGGCAACATGCGACGCACTTGCTCGATGCCGTCATCCACGTCGAGCCTCGGTGCTACGACAATCGGCCACAGACCTAGCGTCTTGCACACCTCCTTGCGACTCTTGCCCGTGCCAAGCTCGCGCACCTCGATATCGTGCGGCATGCCATGGCGCAGATAACGCACCTCACGCGGCGCCGCCCAGTCCTTCAACCAATTCACGTAATGAGATAAGCCCTCTCCGGTATTCTCGTAGTACCCGACACATCGAATCTCACGCACGACGGTCTGTGTGATCCATATAGACATCGAATCGTTCATGCCCAAGTCCCACCACGTTTCACAATCCACGCCGGGCTCCACTGGCACCTTGCCAATGCGGCCGTCCTTCCATGCTTGCGCCATTTGCTTGCCGTAGTAGGCGCCAGGATTTGCCGCCTCGAAGCTGCAATAGAACTCCTGCTGAATCATATCCTCTGACATACCAGCAGCGCGCTCGGCCTGAATCGCCTGCGCTGATAACGCACCGGTGTCATCCACGGTAAGGGTCTGGCAAAACCACTGCGGATTGCGCAGCGCCATGCGATGCAGTGTATATCCATGGTTTTTTCCACGCGCCGTATAAATAAACAGCGCCCAGCCTCCGTTCTCCGCGAGGATCGGGCGCAGGTAATCCCACGCGGATGGATCGGACAGCGAGTACTCGGAGAACACGATGCCGATAGGCGATGAGCCGACGAGCTGGTTGTAGTTGTCCGAGCCCACTACCTGCCACGTCGATCCATTCAGGAAATCGATTGCCATCTCGTGATCGCGCGTGCGGCGGCGTATCTCCAGCGGAAACGCCTCATCGATGCGCCGCTTGCCAGTATGCGGATTGACGGCCTCCCAAATCGCTTTACGCGCCTGGTTAGCCTTAGGCAGCATGTGCCAGTAATTTCCAGCGCGCTCCATCGCCGCGGTTACGGCCCAATGCAGGGCAACATCATCCTTCCCTGAGCGCCGATGCCACACCGCTGCCGCACGCTTGCCGCCGCTTGCGAGGTAGCGCCATAGCGCGTCCTGATACGGACGTGTATGCCAATTATTTGGCAGTTGGATCTGCACGGCGCGTCGGGTCTACGATTTGGATCGTGAGCGGTGATCCGTCAGAACCGGTCAACTCATGACGATCACGCCATTGTTCCTTGCGGCGGTTCTTCAGCCAGAAGATCATCGCGGTCGTGTCAGGAGGGACATGCTCAACGTATGGGATGTGCACAGCCTCCTCGCCCTTGTTCTTGACGATCTTGACCGCGTCGAACGAGTAGCCCACGGCGCGGCGGTAGAGAGACCGCTCCACGCGATCATCGGCAACAGCCTTACTGACCTTTAGGGCCTGCGCGAACTCCGGGTACTTGTTTTGATATTCATACAGCGAAGTTTCGGAGAACCCAAGCGCATGGGCTACCTCGCGGTCGGTCGCACCCTGCTCGCAAAGCTCACGAGCCTGCTCGACAAATTCAGGTTTGTATTTCGTTGGGCGCGCCATCGGGGCGATTGCGTCCTAAGTAGTTGAGTTTGTCAAGTTTTTGCATTCGCGGCGACGCCACGCGCCTAGCGCAAACCCGCGCGTCATCGCCTGCGCGGCGGCCTCGACCTTATCGCCGTGCTCGCGCATGTACATCACGATGACGGTGACCTGATCTTCGCGGCACAGGCCCTCGATCATGGCGAGGCGCTCTCGGATGTAGCGATCTGAGGTGCGGCGACGGCATCGCGTACTCATGTAAATTTCCTCTCGCGCTCCATCTGAAGCAATGACTCTTCGAGTGAATCGCCATGCTTCCATTCCCAGCCGCAACCAAGTACCCCGCCTTTCCATGAGCCGGTACGCTCGCCAACTTCCTCGTTGAACTCGACATTTATCGTGCGGGAAATCTTGCTCGGCCAGGGTAGTTTAGAAAACCATAGCCAGCGCCATTCTCTTTCCTCGCCGTTCACGGTCGCGATACGCTGCTGGATAGTTCCGTTGTGTAATTTGTAGCGGTATGAGTACACGCGCTTCGTTTCTTCTGGAGCCGAGTATTCGCCAGGCGATGACCGATGGTGCAGCGTGCCATCGGGATTCAAGTAGTCATGCCGAACGTGCGTCCAGCTCCACGGCATGTAAATGAACTTCTGCGGATCACCGCGCCGGCCAGTTGTCTTGCCGTACTGGAGGACGAGGTGATCGTCAAAGAAATAGAAACCGTAGGTCGGGCCTGAACATTGACCTTGATCTGGCACGGTCTTGCGCCACGGGAAGCTGAAAGCAACCTTCACCAGCCCAAGGCCGATAGTCACCCATGCGCGCTTGTGCTCGTGCCAGTCAGAGGGGAACTCGATTTCCAGCCGCGGACCTTGTAGGCCGAGAGTTGCGTAAGCAATCTCGCCTTGCCGGTAATCACTGCTCCAGCACCGCAAGAGGTAGTGGTCGCGCGTTTTCTCTAACTTCAGCCTCATGTCGTGCTCCACAATGCGCGGCGGCAGCGATGGGTTGTCATGACTGCACGCACTTCGCGACTACGTAATTTTTCTTGGTAGTTGCCCACACGATGGGCCCAGTCACCCTGTAGTAATCATCCCCGATCCGCCGGGTCGCATCGCACTTGATGCCGGCGGCAATGGTTCCGGCTGTGCTGCCGAGTTTCCAGCTGAAAGTGGTGTAGTTCGGGCTGGCCATCCACACCAGTCCGCCCTCAGTGAGCAGCAGCGGAGGTACGGCCGTAGACGGATTGGAGACGACACTGGGCCCTGATGCCAGGCCATCGATGTAGTTCGTGATGACGCGGTAATAGTTGGTCCCGGCCACCGCGGAGCGCTTATAGGCCATCGTTGGCGCAGCGATGGTAGTCACCGCGGTCCAAGGTCCTGACGCAGCCTTGGCGGTCTCAATGCGGTAAGAGGCGATTCCGGTGGGAGGGCCACCGATCTTGTCGTAGTTCCAGGTGATGCAGTCTGCGTTCCATTCACAGGAGGCCGCGTCTGCTTGGCTCAGCGCCAATAGGCAGCACAGCGCGCTCAGGATGAACAACGGGAAGGCGGGGCGTACGTTCATGTCGTTACTCGTTCGCCCACAGCAAGCAATGCTTCGATAGGCGTGGTTGGTTTTGGAATACTCCAGCGCTCGCAGAATTCGTTCTGCGCCACCTGCTCCTTGCGTACTCTCGCCTTCGGGTTGCGCTTGCCCTGCGGCGTCTTGGCTTCCAGCAACCGAACCAGCACGTGATCGGCGTCAACGCGTTTCATTGCCAGCAGATCCACTGGAAGCTCGCGGTAAACAGCCCAGCCAGCTTTCTCCAGCGCTTCCACAATGGGTTTTTCGGATTGATCCCTTTTCGCATCGAAGCGCCTGTTTTTCACGCTCGCGCCTCAGCTTGCGTCGCCACCGCTTCACGTGACTTGTTCAAAAAATGTACATCACAGGCGTGCTCGACATCGGAACGCGAATACCCAGCCGATATGTGCTTACCCCGCCGCTGGCCGTCCTCACGCTTTGCCCAGCCGTTGTAGTACGGGCCGTGTGGGTTGTAATTCCAGGTGAGCACATAACCTTGATCGCTCACCGCGCGGCCGTCGTGCGTGTCGTTGTGCCAGGTCATGTGCGTCATGCCGCCTCCCGCTCGAACGTTGCCATCGCAACATCCAGCCATTCGGCCACGTTGCCGTTGATATCGCCGCTGGCGCGGAATTCTTCGATGATGCGATTCTTTGCGGCGATGAGCTTCGGCAACTTCACTGGATCCATGCCGCCGTTTTTCAGCAAGTACGCAAACAGCCAGCGCTGGCCGAGCAGGTGATAATCGTCGTACTGCCGTGATTCCTGCGTTCGCTGCACCGGCGCAGATCGCGCCTTCAATGCGCGACTAAGTTCCCATACGCGATTCACTGTCGGTAGTTTTTTCCCCTCCTCGCTCTGATCCTGAAGCGCCGCATCGACACACCGAACAAACACCGACAGCGGCATTTTCTGCAGGCCGCGCCAGTAGGCTTCCTTGCGCGGCGCCGTCACGAACGTAGGATAGCCGCCGAATAAAACTTCCAGCTGTTTGTCGAAATCTTCGCGCTCAGTGCTGAGCATCGAAATCACCTCGTGCGCGTTCCTCGGCCTCGATCTCATCGGCAGTGCGGTAGGTCACGCGAGGCGGCGGCGCGCGCGCTGGTTCGCGCAGGATCTTGTCCAGGTACTTCGGCGGGATCACCTCGGGGTGCGGCTTGCGGATGCGCGCGATACCCACGGCGTCAACGGCCTGCTGGACGGTGAATCCGGCGGTGAGCCAGCCGTGCAAAACCGGATCGGTGCTTCGGACTGAGACGCCAAGGTCTCGCAGGGCGATGGCCATCGCACCCTCCGGCGTCATCTTTCGCCCGTGGCCATTCAGCGCCGCATCCGCCATGGCGTCAGTCGCCAGTGCGCTGCAGTCAGGAGTCAGGAGTCCGCAGTCAGGAGTCAGAGAAGAGGGAGTCAGAGAAGACCGGGCGACAACCGGCAATGGTGGTTGCTCTACAGCCATTGGCTGTACCTCTACGGCCATAGCTGGAATGACGCTTGCCGTCTCGTGTTTGTGTGGGTTCTGATGTTTGAGGAAGGCCAGGATTTGGATGTAGCGCTTCCCGGCCGTCTCATAGCGAGCGATGAACTCGTTTTCCGACAGCCATGTCAGCATTGGTTCGACATCGAGACCATCGCGGTACGGAAACGCCTGCGCCTTGATACGCGCCGGCCGATCTTCAAGCCGCCCTTCCCTATCAGCCATCAACCACAGCCGCTCGAACAGCAGCGTGTAGAACGGATCGGCAGTGCCGAGGATTTCGTTGTCGCAGATTCCTGGCTTGATGCTGCGCGCGCGCATCAAACCCCCGCCCCAGGCTGCATCTCGCACAACTCCCGCGATGGATGACACTCCAGCAGCAACTTTTTGCGCACCGCCCACACCCCCAGCGCACACGCTGTCCGACACCCGCTCTTATCCAGCAATCGTTGCCGATGACACTCCACCGTGCGCATGCTGATGCCCAGTTGATGCGCTATTTCCTTGGTGGTGATCCCGGTGCACATCAGCCGCAGCACGTCCAATTCGCGCGGCCGAAACCGAGCCACGTGCGCTTCTGCGAGCTGCCACAGCGCGGACAGGGCGGACGAAAATCCCCTTCTCGTATCAGCCTCATTGGCGGTGGCCGTGGCGGACTTGGGATGAGTGCCAGCGAATCAAACTCACTCAGCGCCCGCGCCTCGCCGCGCACTTGCGCGCCTTGCCGAACGTCTTCGCGCAACGACTGCAGGAACTCGCGCTCGCAACGCGCCACGTAGGCGCGGATCGCGGCGGACTGCGCGGGTGTGAATTCGAAGGTGAGTTCGTCGATCATGCGAACATCCGTTGCTGCTTCTGCGCTTGGTCGATGCGCTCGCAAGCAATATCGAAATACTCGCGCTCAATTTCCGCGCCCACAAAGGCATGTCCAGCGCGCGCAGCCGCGACGCCAGTACTACCAGCGCCCATGTATGGATCGCACACGATTGACTGAGGCGCGAGGTCGACGAACTGCAGGCACCATTCCATCAGCGCCTCGGGCTTTTGTGTTGGATGCACGCGCCGTGCCCCGCTTGTAACTTCGTGCCTAGCGGCCGAACCAACACACACGCCGTCCCACAGCAGTCGGAATATACGCATTGGTTTATCCGGGTTGACGTTCGTCCATGCGAGTTCGCCATCACCCTGGTCTCTGATTTTTCCGGTGGGCACCTTGTCCCACGCAAGCCATCGACCTCGAGGCAGTCGGTCCCCGAACTTATGCGCGCCCCACAATAAAACGCGATCCGACAGTTCCAGTAGTGCGGATGGATCAAATGGCTGATCATCGCCCACGATGCCGGCAGGAAACATGCGCGCCATGCCAGTGGAATGAATCCCGGCTGCGGTCTTTCGGCGCTTGTCGTGGATTTGGTAGGGCCGGCCACTACCTAGACTGCGCCCCGTCACCCTCTTGCCGGTGACGTTCGTATTTAGTCGTTGGCCGTAAGGCGGATCGGTCACGACCGCGTCCACTTTCGGCAGCGTCGGCAGGATCTCTCTGCAGTCTCCGCAGTAAAGCGTCGCATTGCCGATGACGACCGGCGCATTCATCGCGCCCTCCCCTGCATCGCCTGCGCTGCGATCTCAACTGTGATGATGGAAGTACGTTCGTTCATGCGCGCTGAAAATTTCTCGTTCGTTTTTCATGACGAAAATTCATACGAACCACTCGATTAAGTTCATTCGCCAAAAAATAGTTCTAGTTAAGTTCAATTCCCGCTAGCGCAATCTCACCGCTCAACTACGATGGCGAAATGCGTGATTGCGATTTCCCCCTACGTACTCAACATTGCATTGCAGGCCACATTCCGCTGCAAATCTGCCGATTTGTCTCGTCAACACGGGTGTACCCTCGACGCAATAGTCACAGTGCGCGCGTCAATGCCGGGGCGGGCGGAGTGGCAGGGAGGGGCCATGGCGGTACATCACGCGCGCTTGCGGCTCGCGTTCGTGGACGGCGTCGCCGTCGATCCGCGCAGGAAGGCCCAGTCAGCACCTGGACAGGTTTCCTCGCACGGCACCTCTCCACTAGATTCACGTTCCAGGGAAATCGCCAGCGATTCGGAGCACGGTCGCGTTCCATACACGACATTTTTCAGATGTCCGACAGTGGTATCGCATCGCTCCGCAAGTGATTCACGCTGCGCCGGCGACAGGGTTTTCCAAAAAGGTTTGAGCTTCATGCCTGATTATCACCATACGGTGATATCGAATGCAACACCATTTGGGGAATTCACCAATTGGTGCAGGTCCGTTCAAAATTCTCCCATGAGAATTGTCGAATTGGCCGCCATTCGCAGGGCGAACCTACAACGGTACGTAGACGAGAGGCTGGCCGGCAACGTTTCGGCACTTAACCGCCTATATCGTGGCGGCAAAGGCGCGCCGTCTTATTTCAACGATCTGCTGGCCGGCCGGAAGTCATTCGGGGAGAAAGTCGCCCGTGCGCTGGAGAGGGTTTTATCTCTGGCTCCGGGTCAGCTGGACTTGAAAGATAGTCCGTTGGCGCCGGCGGCCGGAAAAGATGTCGCCGATGACCAGCTCCAGATCATCATTGCCACACTCACCGCGACAGAGAAACTTCAGCTAGTAGGCTACGCGACGGCGATTCGAGACCAAAGATCTAAGGCAAGTAAAAGAACTTTCGGGGGCGCATGAATAAATTCAAGCCATTATTTATCGTGGCCAACATCGCATTGTTGAGCGGATGTGTTACGAGCCGCCAGGTCGTGTTACCTAGTGGCGCCCGCGGGTTGGCGATCAATTGCCCTGGCATGGCGCTGGATATTGGCCATTGCATGAATGCAGCCGCAGAGAAATGCGGCGGACCCTATTCGATCCTTGCACAAGACGGTCAAGTCTTACCCGCTACGGCGGCCACGATTGGACAGAATGTCTTCATAACCAGTGGCGTCACTCGCACGATGATTGTTCAGTGCGCCAAAGAACTACCCCCGCCAGTCATGCCGCCGAAGCGCAAGCCAGGCAACCCCGCCACGTCATAGCCAACGCGGTTGAGCGTGACGCGATTCGCAATTTTCGTCGTTTCTGAAAAATATCACCGTTTGGTGTTGACACCAATTCACCGTTTGGTGATACTCCTCCCATCGGATCGATGCGCGTAGCTGAACAGGTACAGCGACCCGGCTCCAGAGAGCGGTCAAGGATGCAGGTTCGAATCCTGCCGCGCACCGAGCCTTACGGACTTTTTCGATGCGCACCAGAGCGGCATCGGGAACAACGGGAGACGGGGCAGATGGAAACCATCACCTTGAAGGAATGGAACGAAGCAAGCACCGAACAGCGCAGCGTATGGCTGGCTGCTGGAGTTCTTGTTCGTAGCGAGGATCT